GTATAAACCACAGCATCATCATCTGCTACAGTACCACCAATGTTTGCATCCATGTTTTCATAATCACCAGACTTAGAAAAATAAACTGTTTGAGGATTATTAATTGTACCAGCAAAAACTAATCTTTGTTCAAAGAAAGATACACAAGATGGAAAACCTGTTGTTGTAGAAAATGCTCCTAATGACCAATCAGTTGATGCATTAGTATTTGCAAAGTTTGTTGATGTAGTTGCTGTTACAGTAGTTGCATTGGTAAAACCTGTAATAGCAGAATAGCCACCACCAATTCTAACCTGTCTACCAACATCTGTAGAAACAAAAACATTAGCTGAAGCAGTTATTGTTACTGATCCAGATGTACTACTTGCAGTTAAAGTTGTTGTACTTATATTTGTATCTAAGAATGGACCATTAGTAAAATTAACCACATCTAAACTCCATGATGTATGACCTGTTCTTGATAAAGTTCTAGTTTGATGTGATGGATGTGTAATATACATAACATCTGCAGATTGAGCAAATTTTAAATCAAATATTTGTGCAGTAGTATAAGGTGTACTAATTTCATAAGGACTACCACTAGATTGTATTTGACCTTGATTTCTATAAAATCTCATATAATTATTACCAAGTTCTAATATATAAGTTTGTTCAGTATTAAATTCAAAAGGTATAATTCTTGTTTTGTTAGCAGGAGTTTTTACTGATGCTACAAATTGAGTTCCGGGTCTACGAGCTGCCGCACCATGAGGATAGATAACCATATTTTCTACGATTGCACATCCAGCAGAATATTTTGCTAAATCATTTCTACCATCTAGTCTAGGTGATAATTCACCCGCTGTAAAGTTTGTGAGTTGTGCAGCTACTCTAGCCATTAGTACCTTGAATTAATAAATGTATCTGCTGAAACTACATCTGTCATTCCATTGTCAGGATTTACATTATATCCTTCAGTAGAATCTACAAATCTAGCGTCTCTTAATTTTTCTTGATATGATGCAATCATATTTTGAGAGGTTCTATTATTAGATGTTATTGCATAAGCAATGTCTGCACCTAATGCTGCTGATAAAGTTTCTCTTAATAATTCATCATATTGGTTTGGATCAGTAATTCTTGATATATACAAAATTTTCATTGTATTGTTGTTACTTAATATACTTCTACCCTCTACTTTATAATTAGAATCGTAATCTAATATTCTAAGTAATCTAATGCAATCACCGGGTAGATCAAATTTAAATTTAAAACCCCAAGCAGGTGTTGTAGTTGATAAACCTATTGCTGATCTTACTTGTAAACATCCCCAAACGTGTGATCTAAATACTGCATCTCTTACTTCTGCATATCTAGCATTACAAAGTCTAGCGTTTTTTGAATCTTCTGTTAATGAAAGTATTGTTGTAGCTCCCAGTTGATTTAATGCTCCATTACATATTCCTACTACTGATGCCATATTACTTCCTTATTATATATTTACGTCTGATTTGTCTATTACTTTTTAACGCAAAAATTTCTTCTGTTGTCTTTTCTTGTTTAGTGTCAAAACCATAATGATTCTTACCATCATTTTGAAATCTGTCTACCAATACATACCTGTAAATGTAATTGTCTTTTTTAAGATGTAATACAGGTTTTAAATCTTTAATTTGTTTCATGCACTCTAGGGGGTTTCCACTCTCGCTTCCACCCCCTAAAATAAGTATTAATCTAAAACGTAAAACATAGATAATTGAATAGTACCAGTACAATTTCCACCAGCCATTGTAACTGTAATTGTAACACCATCTTCATTAGCATCTGTAACTGAGTTTTCACCCAAAGCTATAGTGTTAGCAACGTCATGTCCAACAGCACCTGTTGAAGCGGTAGCTGCTAAGTACTCATCTACATCAGCTACTACTGCGACACCTGCTGCAGTAACGTATGCTGCGTGTCCAACTGATAAAGTTGTAGAACCACCTAAAGCATCATGTGCATTTCTCGATCTAACGATTCTTGCTCCAGTAGGTAGAACAAACATATTAATAGTACCTTGTTCTCCAGTTGCTTCAAATTCAGCAAAAGCTACTCTTACTCTTCCTGTTAATTCGTTAGTAGCCAACTTTACAGAAGGTGTACTAACTGTTTTTGCGTATTGTATTGAATTAGCCATAATATTATTTCTCCTTTATTTTAGCTATTATTATTGTGCAAGAATTGAAATAACTTTCGCTTCTTCCATTCTAGTTGCACCGATTGTTTGACAGTAGTACACTTGTGTAGCGTAAGACTTATCTGCTCTTTCGTCTATCTTAGCAGTTACGTCTTTACCAGTTGCAAGTAAGATACCATCTTCTGCAAAGGCTATACATTGTGTATTTCCAGCTGCGTTAGCTACAAGTCTATTAGACACATGAAATTTGAATCCCATGAAACTATCAATTTCACCATGAACCAATGCTTTAACTGTGTTAAAGTCACTTGAAGTAACAGTAGTGTTATTTAATAGATCACTAATCTCTTTTGGAGATACAATGATGTGTCTTTTAATTGACGGGTCAACATCACCAGCATCTAGCTTGTTTTTTGCTGAAGCTAGTTTAGCAATGTTCATAGTAGTAGAACTACTAACTGCACCAACATCAACTGCAACAATATTAGCTGAAGGAAAACCAACTGCTGTTCCACCGGATACGCCAGTATTAGCCGAACCTAGTGCTGCTGCTATAATAACATCATCTGTAGCTCTTCCCATTGCGTATGCAGCGGCTTTTGCGTAAGATGAAGTTGGGTCTATTAACAATCTGATTTTATCTTGTTGATCTATTAGATCAGCAAACTCGTAATCAGCTAGTGATACTCTTCTTCTTGAGTGAGGTGTATCAATTTGTGGTGTGTCAGAATGTCTAGTAGTTTTTATAATAGCTGTTACTTTACCAATTTGGTCAAAGTAAGCATCTTTTCCAACTACAGATTCATTTCTAACATTGTCTTTTAAAAGTGATCCCATTTGCTGAGATAACATTTGTATGTTTGCAGAATATTGTTCTACAAACGCTGTTGTTATTTGTGATGACATATTTGTCTCCTATTTATCATTATTGTTATATTTATAAAAAACAGAATAGTTCTCCATCAATAATGATAGGCAATTCTTGGATTTAAAGTCTTTTAGACTACAGTTCTATTCTCTGTCATCAATAAGGTTCTTGCGAGTTATCTTATATTTAATTCCTTATAATATATTTTATTATATTACAAGGAATATAAATTATTAATCTTCTTTAGGTTGAGCCATTTCTCTTAATGTATAAACCTGTTGAACCATTTTTGCGTGATCCGGATGTTTGTTATTCCAATAAGGTCCAGTAGTATCATTAGTAATAGCTGATATTTCTGATTGTAAATCTTTTATTGAATTAACACTTTCACTTTCAGTTGAAACTAATTTATCTTCTGAAAGCATACCAGCAATTTTTGCAAAGCCTTTTATTATTTCTGGATGATCACCAATCCTAGTACCATCTTGCATTTGTAAATCTAGTATTTCTGGATTCATATTTGCTTTTGCTAATGCACCAGCTTTTGCAACTTGATTATCAAACTCTTTACCCCACTCAGCTCTTAATTCTGTTTCAGCTTGAGCCTGTGCAGTTTCAGTATCAACAGTTGCTCTTTGCATATTGCTTTCCATATTATTTTTATAGAACTCTAATATACCTTGAGCCTGTGTATTGTTTAAACCAAGTTTATGAGATTGTTCGGCAAAAGATTTAATTGCACCTTCATCCATAATTACTGCTTCTGATTCAATATTTAAAGCATACTTGTCTGCAGATTCTGGTCTACCCAATTTTGAGTACACTTCATTCCATTGATCTTCAGTTGAATTTTTATTGGGTACAGCAACTTTGTCTTGTCCAATCATTCTTGTAGCATTGATATAACTTTTTGCTAAAGCATCTATCTCTGTAAACTTTTCAATGTTAGGGTCGCTTCTAAATTCTTCACTAATAGAACTTTTCCAATTTGCTACTGGTGTATCTCCACCACTAACTACATTTGGTTTTGCAACTGGCTCTACTGTTTCTGTTGTTTCTACAGGCACAGTTTCTTGTGTTATCTGTTCACTTGACATTATTTATCCTTTTGTTGTAGCATTGATTTAATAAATAGAATGACGCTACGTTGTCCCTCTAAGTATGCACTCTCGTGACTATCTCCTTTTACATTAGTAGTAGTATGATAATGGCATCTTTTTTCTATATCTGCCAAAACATTTTTACCTTCATCTGATGCAAAAATAAATTGATAATCTTTTCCAAGTTCTTTTAATTGTTTTTGTATTTCTCTTACTTGTTTTTCTTGTTCCTTGTTTTCCATATTACTCCACTAAGGCTTTTGCTTCTTCCGGTAATGCCTTTGCTAGTGGTGCGATTTGTCCCCCGGCTTGTGCAACCTGTTGCATCTGTGCCATTTGTTGTTGTTGTTCAGCTTGTGCTGCTTGTTGTTCTCTTTCAGCATTAACTTGAGATTGAAGTTTTAATAACTTCTGTGGCATACCAACTATATCTGCAACGTGTTTAACCAATGCGTCAAAGTTAATATAATCAAATACAGGTGCTACATTTGCTAGACCTCCTAGTATTTCTAATGCTCTAGTTATTGATGAAAGTTCTGTAGATTTTTGTGCTTTAGCTAATGGAGAAACATATTCTATTTCTACATCTTGACCCGATAAAAATTCTGGTGCTTCTGCAAATTCATTTTTTCTTAATAGAATATTGAAACATCTATCAATCAATGGTTTTAATAATTCAGATTGTAGTCTACCTAATACTGGTCCAAGTAATCTCATCTTCTCTTCGTTTCTTTGTACAACTTCTGTAGCTGTCATTTGTGGACCTTGTTGTAATTGTAATTGGTTTACATAGAATACTTCTCTAATAGCATTTCTTCTTTGTTCTTCCATGTTTAAACCTAATGGATTATTTGCACCAATGTTTAAAGGTTCAATTCTATCTCTTGTACCACTTCTATAAAAGTTTAATCCACCCGGTACAGTTCTTACAGGCAGTAAAAAACCATCATCCGGAACTAATAGTGGTGGGTCAACTTGTTTCTGTGCAGCTTTGATTGTTGTCTTAGACATTTCATTTAACATCTTAACATCTGGTAAGGCTGTCATTGCAGGTGATCTGCCATAAATTTCGTGTGATGCTTTTAAATATCTTGGAACTACATAAGGAAACTCTTTAAATCCAGACATAGATAATTCGTTACCACTACCCATTTCTAAATACACAGATTCAAATGGCATATTCTCTTTGTCTTTTAATTTAGGATTAAAGTCTGCTCTTGGATAAACACAATGTAAAACATCTATATCTTGGTAAGGGTCTTTTTCAGCTGTAACTTTTATGTTTT